TGCGTGAGAGTTTTGAGTTTATTAAAAATCAAGCAAAGTGGAAAGCGGCAACTAATTATGCTGAAGATAACGGTGCTGTGTTTAAAATAATTACTGAAAAAGATTTAGGTTACAAATATTAATCTTCACTCTTACTATAAGCACTTTCATTAACAGTTGCACCTATAACAGTTGTGGTATTAGCAGTATTGTCTGTTTTACCTACTGTGGTATTATTATTTACTGCTACATTATTCATCGCTTCTTTTTCGTCTGTTCTTAATAAAGTTTGAACATCAACTGCTCTATCTTCAGCACTCTTATATTCACCTTTAACAAAATCATAATTACCAGAATGTCTGATACGAGGATCGCCAGAATTTTTTATTCTTGCTGCTCTATTTTTTTCATTGTGTTCAAATTCTTCTTGGTCTGTCATTTTTTCTACACCATAATGTGAATCTATAGGATCCATTGATGCTTCACCACCAGATGAACCTGCTGAACCATCCTCTGGTGTAGGTGGTTTTGTATTCTTTTTAATAGCGTCAATACCCTTTTTTAAACCTACAAGAGCAGCAATAGCGGCAAGACCTATTAACACTTTTTTGTCTGTTAATATTCTTAATAAGTTTGTTGCTACTAACATCATACCTACTAGTATTTGTCTACCAATTGATTTAATCAATTTACTCATACCAGCAAGTAGAGGTTTAAATAATTTACCAAATATCTTTAGTGGTTTTAATAATTGAAATACTACATCTTTCAATATGATGAATGGTTCAATAAATCCCATTAATTGACCTTTTATATCATCAAAAAAATTCATTATGAAGTCAGGTGTATAATCTCTTATGCCTTCTCCACTACTACTACCACCGCCACCACTTCCACTACGACTCATACCCATAAAACCTGTGCCTGGTAAATCTTCTTCATTTTCTATACCCAATGTATCCATCAACTGTCGTTTTCGTTGTTCCATTATTTCTAAATTATCATAACTTTCACTTACAAATTTTTTCTTTGTTTCTATTTCTTCTTCCGTTAGAAAACTACTCTTTTGTAGTTGTTTTTCTTCTTTGTTTTTTAATTTTGTAAGTTTCTTTTGAGATACTAATGTTTGTTTTAGTGTATCAGTACGTTGTTTAATTTCTTCTCTACTTAATACATTAATCTTACCTGTGATTTGATCTATTTCTGCTTTAGCACCTTTTTCTCTTATCTCTACAATTTTTTGTTCACTTTTGATAGTATTTTCTTCTCTATCTTTTAAAAACTTTGCTAACTCTTTGTTATATTTACTTAAATCAACACCTAATTTTCCAGTTATTTTCTCTAGTTTTTCTAATGATATTTTAAATTTATCTACTGATCCTTCTCTTATGTCATCTGCGATTTCAGACAACATAACAGGTATACTTGGCATAACTGCCCTAGCAGAACCCTCTAATGATATTTTTGTTCTTTGAAAAATAACTTGAGCAATTTCTTCAATCGCTTTTTTAAGACCTACTGATACACCTTTTGAAGGTGTATCAAATTCAGTATTTAAAGGTGATATTTCTGCTACGGATGCCATATTATCCTATATTTGTATCGTTATATTTTTTTGTTTTTTGTACTTTAGATGATTTGCCGTTAACATATAACCCAAACCAAGCAGCACCAGCCCCAACAACAACAGATACAAACCCTGCCTGTGCATTATTCGGTGCGTCTAAATTCATAAACCAGGTCATAGTTTCATAGAATACTAAACCATATAGTACCATCATTAATCTAGGTACAGTTCTCCAATTAGATAAAAATTGAGGTAGTTCTTCTTTCAGAAACCACCACACCCATTTAATTTTATCAACTGCGTCTTTTTTCTGTTCTTCAAACATATATTATCCTTTTCTATTTCGTTCTTCTCGTCTTTTGTTTTCTTCTTTAATATGGTTAACTAAAAGTGATACGTAAATATCTCTTTCCCACGGCAACATCTTCTCTATCTCAACTAGTGAGTATTTATGATGTTGCATTAAAGCAAAATTAGTTTCAAAGTATGCCTCTAGGCTAATATGGGAGAGGCCTACTGAAAAAAATCTTTAATACCTTTTAATGTAATCTTACTTTTAACTTTTGTTTTAGGATTCTCTACCTCAATTTCGTGTCTTAACTGTGGCATTGTTTCAAAAAAAGTTTTAATCTTTTTAAAGGCACTTTGCGGTAAACCTTCTAAAAATTTTTTTATTTCTTCTTTTGTACTATCTTTCGCTGGGTATATCTTTTCCCCCTCATAGATATGTTGAATACTATGTCCCATTATTTCAAATAATGTTTCAATATCAGTATTATCTATGTTAAAACCAGCCTTGGTCATTCCTAGCGTAGGATAGTTAAACAAAACTCCTAACTTTCTGTCTTCATCAATAACTACATTGTTCGTATGTCCGTCATCAACTTGTACATTTACCTTTGTTAAATCTACTTCAACATCTGCGTATGTTTCTTTATCATCTGGACATAACATTTTAAAACTTGCTACCTCTCCAACAGATTTTGCTCTAATCTGTAAAAAGATATACTCTATATCAAATATAGGAAGTGTATCAACGTCAATCTTCTCATACGTACACGCATTTAAGATTTCTCTTGTTGCGTTCATTATTTCAGTATTATTATTTGATTCCATAGCAATCAATAATACTTTTTCCTCTTTTACTAAAAAAGGTCTGAATTGTATAACCTTATCAGTAGATGGTAAAGTCAACTCATATCGTGGTGTTTCAACCGTTGGTAATGTCATTATATCTCCTTATTATTATATAATTATATATTTAGTGGTGGTATTTTGAATGGTGGAAATACCCGACCACCTGTAATTCTTCCTAGAGGTACTCGTCTTCTTAAATCATTCAGTACATCTCTTCCTGCTCTTCTTAATTCTGGTGGCAGTTTACTTAATAGACCACCGAAAGGTCCTTGTTTGACAACAGGTTTGCCAAATGTAGGTGTTCCTAATTCTATATTACCTTGTTGGTCTAAAAAATAGTTTACCCAATATCTAAATGTAAATGTCACCGTAAATGTTTGTATAGTATTTGCCTCAGCAGAATAATCTACTGGACTTATTACTTTAGGAAAACAATCTAACAATTGTACTCCGTAAGTTACATCATCACGCTCCTGTCTGCTAGCGTATTGTCCTAATTGAAATATGTTTAATGGTGCTACATAGTCATTATAGAAATTGTAATTAAAGTTTGCTGTACTAACAGCAGCTTTTTGCCATAATTCAAAATATGTTCTTTCTCTTAAAAATTTGTCTGTTACAAATGTAGCAGATATGTCTTGTGATTTAAAATCATAAGCAATCTTTCTAGCAGGTCCATTATGTTTCAACTCTTTTGTAATTATATCTCTATCTGGCATTTGTATAGATTGACAAAATGCTCTTACACGTCTTTGATTTTTTATATCAGCATCTCTTAAATCTGACTCAGAAGCAAAACCCATTCTTTCATCTTCGGCAACAAGTGTATCGTTTTGTACACCTCTAGGTAAAACAAATTCAGCATAGTATCTTGCCTTTCTAGCAAAACCTTCTGCCTCATTTACATATGATTGAAAACGACCTATTGTAGTTTCAGGATTACCTTTTAAGTCAAGTCCGAAACCTTGATTTCTTTTTAGTCTAGGATCACCAGCAACATTGTCTAGTGATTTATCTCTAGGAATACCTATTCGTATATCCATTCCACCAATTCTTTTTCCGCCTCTTAATATTGCCATTAGTATGGACTACCTTTCTTAAATTGTGCCACTGGTAAATAAACAGATAATGCTGCCTTGTCATAATCTATTCTTAAAAAACTTGATCTCACGTGATTGAACAAATATTTTTTAATTGTGTTCTTTACTAGTGGTATATTTTTTACTCTATCATAACTTACATCAAATCTATTTCTACTAGATATTTCATTCCTTACAGAATATCTTTGTAATCTTTGTAACAAACTAAATCTAGCACCAGGTCTTAAATAATGAAAATTAATACCTGCAAATCCACCTGGTATTCTCTCAATAGGTAACACTAGCGGAAATGTATCATAATATGGTAATGTCTTCTTATATTTAGGGTCATAAAAGAACATATTTAAACGACCAACACTAGGTCTAGCATTCAATCTACCTTGACTCATTAATCTTCTTGCTGATACTCTATCTGCAATTGAAGCAACTGCGTTTCTGTACCAAGCAGCACCTTTTCTGGCGCCTGCTGCTTTATCTACTAAAGGATCTAATATACTAGGCATATGCTATATTTATGCTTAAAAAAGGGCACTTTAGTTACCTAAAGCGCCCTTAAAGTACGTACTACCAAGAGAGAGAGTTTTA